TTAACAACAATGGTATCTTTAGCCTTGCAATACCTCAGCTGATCATAGGCTGTTACCGTGATTTCCTTTTCTCTGTTCTGTTCGTGCTTAAAAACGTATCCATAAAAGATATTTGCACCGTCATATTTAAACCGCACCACACTCCCGTTTTGTACCCTTAGATCATCGTCTATATAAGAGAATTCGAGCTTGCTACATCCATCGTTCAGAATATCATTATAAGATACAGAAGTAACAAGCTCGCTTATTTCATAGATTTTTCCGTTGACTTCGACTAAGAATTCCATCATAAAGGTATCACCAACTTTTGCCCAGGGTATATAAGGTTGGGATTCTTTATGATGTTCCGATTAGCATTATAAATCTTTGGATACTGCGCACCATTACCATAGTATTTCTTTGCTATGNCCCAGAGAGTATCTCCTCTTTTNACCACATAAGTACCTTTATTTTTGGGATTAGTTTTCGGGGCGGCAGCCGGTTTTGAAGTTGCTTTTTTTGTTTCTTTCTTCTTAACAACCACAGTCTTTTTGCCGTATTCCTTATACTCTAATAGAACAAAATCAATGTATTTGTCACCTTCTTCCCCGGCCCGTTCAGTGATAGTCAGCTCTTCAATCAGGACAAGGGTATTAATATCGTCCCCTATCCCATTGCTGGCAATAAACCTAACCGGGGTTCTATTTTTCCTCCATTTCTCAAAAAGCCTTAAATAGAAGTCAGCATTTTTAAACCCCCCGGATGTCTCCACATAGCGTAAAGGCTTATAAGGGAGCTCGCATTCAAATCTATATTCTTTAAGCTCCATATGTTCAGGTACCGCAACCTGCCCCAGCTTTAATATTTCGTATTTTTCTATAGCCAGTGTACTCGATATTTCCACCTGCTCNGGATTNACGGGGAGCCTATACGTTACATTGTTGTGATCGAAAAATATGGCATACTTACTCATATCAATAAGCCCCCTCTGCTGCCATAGCGATCTCTTCCTGAAGTATCTTTCTTATTCTTTTAGCCACCTTATCGGCATCAGCGGTTTCTTTTACGTCACCAAACCTTATGCTTATGTTTGGCGCAAGCGTTGCTGTGCTAAATTTGTTTATATATTCCCGCTCCGCTATATCTCTCAAATACTTCAAGTCCTCATCCGACATATCGACTTTTACAGCACCGCCGGCGCCGGTGCCCTTGACCTTAACAGGTTCTTTGCCTAGGTCTTTTTGGCCTTTTAGGTCTTTTGTTGCATCGAATTTAAATAGATTGCTNTCTGATNTTTCTGCTGCTTTAGCCTGTGCTCTTGCTATTTCTAGCTGCCTCTCTGCTGTGGCCGCCAATGCATCAGCTTTCATTTGATCCAGTTTTCGGCCTCTCTCGGACATACCAGCTTCAATATCCGCTATATACTTTTCCAAACCTTTTTGCCTGATCTGTTTAGCGGCTTCATTTTCAAGCTGGGCCGTAGTGCCAAAGGTTACATGTTCTATTGTGTCGATAGACACGCCCGGGATCTTGTTAAGGACATTGATAAAGCCATTAATGATGTCGATGGCACCGTTTACAAGGTTCTGGAGAATCATAAGGACTTTTGCCTTCATATCTCCCATGAAATTGGCGATGTTGACAGATACCCTTGCAAAGCAAATCTGCAACTTATTGAACAGATCCATTACCCAGTACACGCCGGTAAAGAATGCTATTTTTACCCAATCCCAAGCAGTCAAGATCGCATTCATCGCTATCATCCAGGCTATTTTTATACCACCAACCGATTGCACCCATTTATAGATTAGGCCTACAACGACACCTATAGCAAGTGCGATATAAAATAGCGGATTACTTAGTAGGGTAGCAAAAAATGCTTTAGCCGCCCCCGTAGCGATCCACGTTGCAACTGTCTTAATTCCCAAGGCTACAGCATATGCGCCAACAGCAGCAGCAAGCCCCCAGAATATAGGNTCAAGGNTTGACCAGTTGTCATATATCCATTGTGCAGCTTTGCCAATTGCTTGAATTACCGGCTCAAATGCCTGCAGTAGAGTATTACCGAGAATAGTTGTAACCTGCCCGAATGTCATCGGCATACTCTCGAACTGCTTATTTATTTCATCCGTAGCAGATAATAAGGCATTTTTCACAATCTCAGCAGTAATTTGACCCTCAGCTGCCAGATCCCTTATTTGACCAATAGGTACTTCCATGTAGTCCGCAATAGCCTGGATTACATTGGGCGCTGCCTCAAACACAGCATTCAATTCTTCGCCGCGGAGCACACCGGAACCCAGGGCCTGTGTGAGCTGCAGGCTGGCGGATCTCATTTCCTCTTGGCTCGCTCCAGCGATGACAAACATCTTATTCAAGTTTTCGGCAAAAGCTATTATCTCTTGATTAGAGCTAAAAGCATCTCCTGCCCTTAATCCTAATTTNGCAACTANATCAGCCATGCTTGNATAAGAGGCTCTGGAGCGATTAGCTGATGCCATTATCATATCCTGCAATTCTGCAGTAGTTTGGAGGCCGTCATTAATAAGGTTAAGCCTTGCCGTTGTTTGGGTCATTTCATCGGATAAATCTATAGTTTTCTTTACTGCTGCCATACTTATAAGCCCTTTAACAAGTTTTTCGATCCCAAAGCTCGCCCCTGTTGATACTTTTCCTACATTCTCCAGCTTCTTGTTGAACTTATCTGTTTCTCTACTAGCTTTCTCGATTTTACTCGTTGCTCTATCAGTGCTGCTTGTGATTTTTTGTATCGTTTTCGTATATCCATCGGTTAATTTAAATATTGCTTTGAGGCTTGCCATTATCTTCGCCTCCTTCCCCGGCTGGTTTTGAGCCTGTTAGCTTCTCTCTTCTCATGCTCAATTCTCACTTGGATGCTTGCATAAATAAATGCCTTCTCCCTATCGCTCATTTCTGCCAGGGTAGAAGGCAAAATATGAAGTTTTTGCAGGGCAAAGTGAGCCAGGTTAAACTCTGGATCGCCCTGCTTTATCCGTTTTTTGCATCTTCAATGAGATCGTTTATATCTTCATCCAATCCAGACAGTTCAGTAACTGCNTGCGATAGCTTGGCATATTCACCGATGGTAAGCATTGCATTCAGGAGCTCAACTTCCCCAAGCACTCCATATGCCTTCTGCAGTTCAGCACTTTTCAGATCCGGGTAAACTACAGCCGCTGCTACTAAGGCATGCGAATATGCTGTCCTGTCCAGTACTTCTTGACCGGTTTTCTTGTCCTTTTTGGTATACTTCCTTAAGAGCAATTCATTTTCTTTCTCGGAAATAGGCTTGATTACAAATGGTACAGGCTTACCATCTTCCTGAAATCTATTAGAAATAATCACTTCCTTATTCTCAACCTTAATCGGGTTTAGAAAAGCTTTCAACGAACTCATGCATTCCCCTCCTAAAATTATCTTAATAAGGGGCAGGTGATCCGCCTACCCCTTATCTGTAATTCTCCGGCAACCTGAAGCTCTGCAGGTTCTCAATATCGTCAAACGTGAAATCGGTGTCGAATGTGATTGGATCGTCTGATTGGTCGTCCAGTGTTGCCACCGGAATGGTTGCCAGGATCACGTTCAACAGCACAACTTCCTGCCTGCCGACCGTTGATTGTGGATCCTCATTTTTTACTTGTATCTTCAGACCTTTATAATTACCAGTCCGTAGATACTTAATGGCCTGGTTCAGCATCTGGCTATTCATAAAATACATGGTCATGGACCCTGTNCCTGTCGCCCCAACAACCTTATGCTGGGTCATTCTGTGGCCAAGCATACGCCTTTCCTGCACGTTTAGTTCTATTTGTGCTGTCAGGGATGATATTTCAAACAATTCCCTGTTTTGGCCATCTATAGTGATATATGCTTTTCCTTCGCGTGCAGAGATGGTATCAGAAAGTCTTGTGTAGTTTTCAGCCACTTGCTATCCCTCCTTTAAGACAAATTTACGGTAATGTAGATTTTTTCAACGCTGTCTACCGGCTGAATATAACAGTCAATTACCACTGCATCACTATCTTCCCCAGGAGATACTGTCACATCTTCAGGCTGGAAGTTCTGGATCGCATTCAGCCTCTGAAGTTCATTGAAGTACTCAATCAGAGTAGCCCGCAGCAATGACCGGCCATCAGGATTGTTGTCAACCTTGCCGACATAGTTGCTCTCAAAAATAGTCTTGATGTCATTGTTGATACTATCAATGGTTCTAATCAACCTGTTCTTTGTAAACTGTTTGCCTTTCTCCGGGGTAATGGTGGTGAGTGAGTTAATGTCGTATACTGCAGTTACATTTTGAGCACTGTCTNCCTTTAAGATAAATTCCCCGTTTTGAATAGCAGCCTCCATCTCTGTCTTTGTCATTCTNGGCACAACGTCTACGGCACCGGCATAGAGCCTGCCTGTATTAGATTGATTAATNTAAGCTCCTGCTGTAATGCCGGCTACCCATGCAGTACACTGTGCAGGCGTCAAAACTGTTCCATCAGACAATTCAGCGCCTTGGGTAACATTAATAATGGCTTCACTATCTGCNNCNTNNTTNGCCAGCACTGCCTGGATTTTTACCCCTTCATCATCTCTCATTTCCTCGACCCAATCCTGGATTGCGGTTTTGTTGGCATTATAATCTTCTCCATCATAAGGATAGCAAAGTACGTTGAAGTCTACTGTTTTTAAGAATCCTAATGCATCTTCTACATCTTCTCCGNCATGGGATGCGCCAAGGTTGTAAACTATTACTGTCTGAGCNCCTTTCAGTGCTTCATTTGCCAGTAACTTGTCCGCTTCTGTTGCCCCTTCAGGCCATTCGCTCTGATCCGTTGCGCTAATTCGATACGTTTTTCCTGCCGTGCCTACACTCATTTCCTGCAGTATAGCAACAACGCCCCTCTCGCCTGGTGTTATGGATAGCGGGGCATTTGTCAGGAAGTTTATATAGGCACCTGGCAATATTTTATTTTGACTGGTCCAAGTTCCGCCCATGTCATTATCACTCCTTTATATTTGTGTTTGAAGTAAACTCTTGTATTTTTGGAAACTCTTCTTTTCTTATTTCCGAATACATCACATCAAAAGTAATATGCAGCACGTTATCCACGATAGTTGCCTGCAAATTTTGCACCCGGAAGGTTCCCAGCACGTCAAATGCTCGTAGCAGATTCTCCTGTACCGCCTGGCAGTCGGATTTTATTTCATTTTTACCTTTGTTGCTGAAATAAGCCACGTCAAAGGAAACGGTGCTATTATATTTGTTGGCGAGCCTCTTGCCATAGTTTTGTTCAATGACGGTTACCAAAAAAGAGGGTGTTTTGAAGTTTTGAGGGATGTCTTCATCATAGATAGTAGATGAAGGATATTGTTCATGGATTTTCTGAGCAATAGCCTGTTTGATTTCATTTATCATGCTTTCGGTTCACCCTCTCCACTTCTTTTTCAAATAACCGGACAAGTGCTTTGTCGACTTTTTTGATAGCCTTCTCCAGGATGAACTTGCCCGGCACCCATCCCACGGTCTCCCCTTTGCGGTTCACCACACGGTGGCCATAGTTCACGAAAATNGCGTAATGAGCGGTNTTNATCANCTCTTTTTGCACTCCGGTGCTGGTCTTTTGAGTGGGTGTGGTGCTCCAGCTTTTGCGCATGAATCCACCTACTCTGCCGCTGCTTGGAGGATATTGCCCCACAGGCGTATTCCTCTTGGCATCTGCAAGGCCTTCATTCACTGCTTGTGTGAGAACACGGGAATCAATCTCGCTGATGTCGCCCATCATGGCTTTTAGTTCTTTCCGGAATTTNTCTATTNCGGCCTTATTCGTNCGATAGTTGNTCATGCNGTCTCATCTCGTTTCACGGAAAACTCCTGGTGGGNGCTNTACGGGAAGCCTTCGCCTACGGTGAGAGTAACCTGCTTTCCATTCCTCTGGGTGACGACAACCTCATCACCTTCCNGAAGGTCCACATCTGGACCGCAAAACAGGGTATGGGAAGTTATTAGCCTGGGCACACCGTCCGCGCCCGTGTCCACCAGACTGCCTTTGCTGTAGTGGNATTTGACGTTTTCGTNGATCTTCTCCTTTTTCTGTTTTGTGAACCCGCCCTCTACAACCTCAATCCAACGGTATATATCCATGCGATCTTTCCATAGTCGTTGTAGCACACTCATCTCCGTAACCTCCGAAACCTCATCAAAGCCTGCTTGTCTTTTTCAGACAGGCCGTAGATAGTTTCTCTGGAAACTTCATCTGTGTTGTAGGTTATGGAGGTGTCGCCTTCTTTTATGGACGTCACATCAAACACCGTATTCCCGCCTGTTTCAGCCTCATAGTCAATAATGGCCTTGACCTTGCGGCGGATAATTGGTCCAACTCTGCAGGCGGTTCTTTGAGGTTGCAGTAGCTCAGGCATTCCTGGATAACATCAAGGATGATTAAGTCTTTATCACTTTCTTGTATACCTAAATTTATTTTGACTAAGT